GCCATTCTCTCCAGCATGCCGCCGCCAACGAGGCGGAAGTCGGTGTTCAAGGCGAGACTGGTCCCATCCTCCACGACACTGCTCACCGCAGTAACGGGCGCGCGCCAGGGCAAGACCAGGATTGAACTACGGCTCATGTCGGTGCCCAGCCAGGTGGCACGGACGACCTCCTGGCCAAACGTAGCCACCGGACCGGCCACCGCACGGGCCAGATTGCTGAACCGGGCACACTCCCCGCTGACGGCATCGATGATGCTTTCGATCAACGTGCTGTCGACACTCCCCAGCCGGAGAGCCGCCTGGACCTTCGCCGCCGTGGTCAGTCGCCGGGCCGTGGCACTCCCAGCAGGCGTCACCACCTCGAACAGCGGCGGGTTCACCGGCTCGCCGGCCTCCGTCGGCCTGGCTCCCGCTCTTCAGCAGGCGCGGGTTCCAAAGTTTCGGCCCATCCTTCCGCGAGCGCGACACGGGCCAGGTCGCCCTCCACGAACTCCGACACGTCAAACTGTCGGGGATGGAGGGCGCCATCCGGCGCCCCCACGAATGCCTTGATGACCCTCACCTTCATGATCAGGCCGGCGGGTTCGAGGTCGGCCGGTTACGAGGGTGGCCAAGCACCCAGACGCCCGCGACGAAGGCGTTGCCGGTGTTGGCCGCCGGCGTCACCGTCACGCGCGCGTAACGCTTGGGACCGCGGTAGCCGATCTTGAACACCTTGTCGTCGTCGCTGAACAGGAAGCTCGCCTGGGTTTCCAGCCCGATCAGCTGGTCGTCGGGCACCGCGGCTGCGTCGGACAGGTTGGCCGCGTCGCCATGCTCCACCAAGGTGGTGAAGGTGGCGTCCGCATCGGCGAGCGCGCCGGTCAGGATGACGAACTCGGCAGCCTCGTAGCCGAGAAGATCGGCGATCTGCGAAACGAAGGGCGTATTGTCGATGATCGCCGCCGCGGGGCTGATGCCGCGACGGACGTGCAGGCTGTTGTGAATATCGCGCGCCATTGCGCTTTCCTTTCCGGGAATCGTGAAGGTGAGGAAGAGAGCGGCGCGACCGGAGCCGCGCCGCCGTCGTCGATCAGGTCGAGCACTTCAGCTTGCGGATCGCCTCGGCCAGCACGATCTGGCCGCCGATGCGGCGGTAAAACAGGAAGCGGATGTTGCCGCTGGTGGCCTGGGTATAGGGATCCCGCAGCATCGACATGGCGATGCGATCCACCAGCGTGTAGGCGCGGGCGAAGTCGCCGTAGGCGATGGGAAAGGCGTTGGCCCCCTCGTTCGGCATGTCCGGCACCTCGACATACGGGTCGCCATCGATGGTGTTCGGCTGGCCCTGCGCCAGGCCAGGCATCCAGATGTACTGCCTGTTGTTGTCCTTCAGCTTGCGCACCGAACCCATGGTCGTCCGGTTCAGCGCCCACTTGGCGTTGCGCGCATAGCCGCTCTTCAGCGCGTATTTCAGGGTGAGCAGCCCGTCGGCCTGGCCATTCGCGTCCGCGATGGTGGCTGCCGTGCCCGAGTTGGTGGACGCGATGTCGGCATTGATCAGCCAACCCTCCGGCTTGCCCACGGCATTGCCGCCGACCACGGCCGCCCCCTCGGCCACGGCGAACTGCTCCTCGGCCTCACCGCGGATCTCCGCTTCGAGATTGAAGGCCGTGTCCTCCAGGTTCTGGTGGCTGATGTCGATCAGGGCGAACATCTCGTGCGTCGGAATCTCGACCATCCCGTAGGCCAGCCCCGTCGTCTCCGAGCGGGTGCCCTGTTCCGCCACCCACTGGGCGGCAAACTGGCCAGTGCGCCTGGGCTGCATCCGCGACTTGTTCGCCGTCGGCTTGACCGACACCAGCGAGCGAACCGGACTTACAAGGGTGATGCCCTTGATGATGTCGGCAACATACTCCGCCGGCGCCAGGTAGCCGCCCGTCGTGTCGTTGCTGACCGACAGCGACTTGAACTCCGCCGTCGCCCGGGCGATCGCCTTGGCCTGGGGCTCCGGCAGGTTCGGCACGCCTGTCGTGTAAGCGCCAATGACGCCGCGGGCCCAGTCGTTGAAGTAGGTTTTGCGCTCGACGAGGGCCTCCTCCGAGCCGAGACCGGGGCGCTGGAGTTTGAGCTGCAGGCGGTCGAGCTGCTCCCGCATCTCCTTCTCGCGCTCCATGCGCTTGGCCTCTATGGCTTCGGCATTGACCAGCTTCTGGTTGGCCGTCTCGAAGCCCGCGAGCGTCGCCTCGATGCGTGAAAGCTTCTCCTCGGTCAGCGGATCGGCCTTGCCCGTGGTCTCGATCTCCCGGAGCCGCTGGTCGTTGGTCTTCTTGTACTCCTCGAAGCCCGTCATCAGCGGCGTCACGATCTTCTTGACCTCGGCCAGCACGGCCGGGAGGTCGCTAGCTTCCTTGCGCTCAAGCGCGTACGCACGCCCGACGGCGCGATTGTGTTCGTTCATGTTGTCCTCGGAATCAGGTGGTGCTGAAAAGACTCTCGGCCTGCCGCTGCAGGTCCAGGAGGTCGTCCATCCCGCCCTCGTCCCGAGGATTCGGATTGGCCTTGTAGCCGCCGCTGGCGATGGCCCGGGCGGCAGCGTGCGAGAACCCGCCTGCATCCCGCAGGAAGGCCTCGAAATCTCGTATCGTGCGGATCCGGGACGCCGCCTTGGCGTCCTCGATGCCGGCCAGGGGGTTCATCCCCCACAGGACCGGGCCGACCTCGTAGAGCTCGACCTTTGTGATGGTCCTGACGGGGTCAGCTGCCGTCTTGCCGTAGGCGACGTCGACGGCCGAATAAGTGATCGACATGGCGTCGATCGAGCCATTGCGCAGGCCCGCCAGCAGGGTCCGCCCCCGCTCCGTGTCGATTGGATCGAGCTGACCAACGACCTTCAGCCCATGGGCGTCTTCTTCAATGGCCGTCCAGTAGCCGACCGGCATCTTGTCCTCGGCCGCGGCGCCCAGCCCGTGCTGCCAGAGCATCTTCGGCAGCTTCCCGCGGGCGTTCCAGCCAGCGAGCGAGGCCGCGAAGGCGCCTTTCACCAAGACGTCGCCGCCGACGTCTACGTTGCCGAACACCGCACCGTAGCCGGAGAAGGATCCCGGCGGTCCGTCCTTGGCGAACTTCACCTCGAATGGCCGGGTAGCCGTCAGTCGCATCAGGTATTGCCTCCAGTAGGCTGCAGTGCCGACCGCTCTGCCTGTGTTGCCATGTTCAACGGCAGCAGTGGCTCCTCCAGTCCATCGATCGGGTTCAGGTCCTCGAACCGGCGCGCTTCGTTGCGTGTGAGCCAGCCATTGGTGATGCCGCTGGCATAGAACGTGGCGCGCGCCGCGTTGTCGCCGCGCAGCAGGCCCTGCATGGAAAACTTCGCGACGATATCGTCCTCGTCGGGGAAGAGGTCGCGGGCCAGCGACTGCTCCCAGTTTTCGATCCATGGATTGAGCGTGTGAATGACGTGGGCCAGAAAGAACGCCTCCGCCGAGGCGAAGGTCGCGGTCTTGTCGGCGTAGCCCACCATCTGCGGGAACACTTTTAGGTCACGACAGATCTCCTCGATCTGGAACCGGCGGGTATCCAGATGCTCGGCATCGACGCCCTTCATGCCGAGTGGCGTCCATGTGCTGTCCATGTCGAGCACGGCCGTCTTGAACCGGTTCTGCAGTCCGCCCTGGTACTGCGCCCAAGATTCCTTCAGCCGCGCCCGGGCGGCATCGTCCAGGGAGCCCTTTACGGACAGGACGCCGCCCGGCTGAGTGCCGTTGGCGTGGAGCGCCGCATGCGTTTCCTCGGTCGCGATCGCCAGCCCCACCGCCTCGCGCGCGACCTGCAGGGCGTCGAGGCCGGCGACGCCGGTCCAACTGGGGCCCCGCAGATGGAACACATCCTCGCGTGGCAGGACCGTCGTTTGCCCATTCAGGCCGGTTAGCCGGTAGGTGAGCGTGTAATCCTTCGCCTGCTCGATCGTATAGCTGCCGGGCACCAGCGGGATCAGCTCACGCGGCACGCCGCGGATGCGGCCTATATAGGCGCAGCCGTTCCCGAGCAGAACAGCATGGAACATCATGACCTGCCGGAACTCGAATGACGTCATCCACTCGTTCGGCCGGCGCGACAGCAGCCGGTACGCCGGATGGTCCTTCGCCAGCTCCTTCGAGCCGTCGGCCTTCTCCCGGTAAACTTTTAACGGCACCTGCGCGATGCCGTCGGCCAGGACACGCAGGCAGGCGAACACCGTCGATACCTTCAGCGCACTGTCGACGTTGACCGACACGCCGGCCCGCGAATTCTGCTGGCCGAATAGCGCCGCCCAACTGAGGTTCCCCGCGTCGGTCGCTTTCAGCTCGCGGCGTCGCAGGCTGGACGCCAGGGAGCCGAACAATCCCTCCATCAACCGGCTGCGCGGTTGCCGAGCGCGATGAGCAGGGTGCCGACGATCAGCAGCAAGCCTCCGGTGATAAAGCCGGCGGGCGGGTAGATCATCCACGCGCCGTAGGAGACGAGGCCGACACCGCAGAGGCCCGCCAGATCGCGGACAAGACTGGGCACCGCCATTGCGATTGTGCGTACGGCGGCGGCGAGCAGCTTCATCATGGTTCCCTCTAAAGAACGAGCATCTCGCTCGACCGCAGATACGACCGGCCGGCGGACTGCGGATTCATCGCCATCAAGGCCACCGCGTTGAACGCTGCCATCAGCGGATCGATCTTGGCGGTGCCTGACGCCTGTTTCGTGATCACGATGGCATTGCCCTTGGGTTCTACCCTGGCGTTGCCCACTGCCCAGGCCATCAGGCCAAGGCCGCCATGGCTAAAAGTGCCGTCGGCCAGCTTGCGTTCAGCGGTCTTGATCGCGCC